ATACGCCTATGCTTGAGCCTGATGTAACGCCGGAGACTTTAAAGGACAAGGAACGCAGGAGATTAGCCGATAAGGTTGGGTGGTAATGCCGATACCTAGTCCTCGTTCCAAGGAAAAGCGAAGCGAGTATGTATCTAGGTTCATGAAAAGCAAGGTTATGCGCCGAGAGTTTCCGAAGCGTGACCAAAGACTTGCTGTTGCTTATCGTACTTGGCGAAATAAAAAGTAAGATTCAATCTAATGTATAGGGGGGTTGATGACTGCCAAACAATCTATGAAGAATAAAAATATACAGTGGCGTGGTGAGATTGATGTCTTTCCTGGGGGGCAGAACGTTGACTTGTCGAAGAAAGACGAGAACGGTGTTGTCCTTAAGGAAAAGCTGACCGCAGACATCGCCCAAGCCATGGACACAGAGACAGAGAACCAGCAAGAACGTATTGATAAGATTTCTAAATGGCAGAAGATGTTTAAAGGGATTCGGAAGAAAAAGGACTTTCCGTATCCAAACGCCAGTAACTTTGCAGTGCCGTTGACTCGATGGTTGACAGAAACCATCTTGGTCAGGATTATCAATGCTATATTCTCACAGCGCAGATTCTGGATTGTCGAGGCTGAAGATTCTCGTTTTGAGCCTTATGTAAGACCCTTTGAAGATGCGTTGGAATGGTGGCAGAAAAGCGTGGCGAAGTTAAAAGACAAATCCTTTTCTCCGTTAATGCAGTGCATTAAAACGGGAACGGGTTTAGTCAATATGGCTCATATAGAAAAGAATAGGGCGGCTTATAGGCTGGCTTCAGAGCAAGAAGTAAACGATAAAGATACAAAAATATATAAAGACAAAGACGGCAATTATCTCGTAAAAGATATTGTAACAAAGTATAATGGTGTTGCAATTTATCCGGTATCCAGAGAAGATTGGATACAGTCAAGCGATGCTATTGCTCCCGAAGATGCTTTCATGTGTGGATTTAGGAAGTATTTGAGACCCTCACAGTTTCAATCCCGTATTAATCGTGGCGAGTATCCAGAGATAGACGAACAGGACAGTACTAATATTTTAACTGGTGGGCGGCTTGATGATACTAAAATATCTCGTGCTGAAGACCAGTATAAACTTATTCAGGATAACCTTGAAGATAAAATAGATTTATGGCAGTTGAACGTAAAGTACGATGTAGATAACGATGGCGAAGAAGATGATATTATTGTGTTATGGAATGATACCTGCAAGAAAATATTGAAGTGCATATATACACCGTACTTTTATGGAGAAAGACCTTACTTGAAGTTTATTGCTTCTCCGGTTGAGTACTCGGCTGATGGCGAGGGCACATGTGAGATAGTCGAGTCCATGCAAAATGAAATAGACACATATCACAACCAAAGAGTTGATAGGGGTAACCAATTGAACGCACCTGTTTGGTTGCGCCGGACAGGAAACGTTAAGGGTGATATACCGTTCTATCCTGGGGCAGTAGTTGATTGCGATGACCCGAATAATGACGTAAAGCCATTGTTGGGACATGGAGCTTATCCAGATACAGCCATATTAGAAGCCACGGTAGCACAATACGCCATGCAGGCTGTTGGCGTCAGTGCTGTTAATATGGGGCAGTCTACAGCAAATAGACCAGTAGCTAGAGAATCGTTATTGTTGGCACAAGAGGCTAATAAGAAAATACAGTTTATGATAGATAATATTCGCCGGACATTCTCGGAAATGGGCATTAAGGTATTGGAAATGATGTCACAATTTACACCAGTATATACGTATAAAACAGAAGAAAAAGGTGTAATGGTCAAGAAGATTTTAGAGTTTCCGCCTTATTTATTGCGAGATGGGATTAAAATAAAACTAGCGGCATCTTCTGAGATGATGAATATTGATGTGCGCCGAGAAATAAACCTAACCTTATATCAGTTATTGAGTGACTATTTTACAAAGATGACTGGCATGGCTAATGCGATGGCTAATCCTCAGGTTCCTATGGCTGTTAAGAAATTCATGGCAGACGTAGCGCCAGTGAGTACAAAACTTATTAAGGAAATAGTGCGTGACTTTGGAAAAGTTAACGAGGATGAGTTAGTGCCTGGATGGGATGAGGATTTTTATAAGGCACTTGGTCAGCCTTCGCAGGCACAGCAGATGCAACAGAAACAGGCGCAGATGGCAAAGGAAGCCCAGCAAATAGAGATGCAGAAACAGCAGGCTGATTTAATGAAGGGGCAACAGAACCTACAGGGAAAGCAGATGGATTTAGAAAAAGGAAAACTTGATTTATTAAGCGATAAGATGGATTTACAGAAGGGGACTTTAGCTATAGAAGAACGGGCGCACCAGATAGCACAGGTGTTAGCAGAGACAGAAAAGGAGAAAGCTAAAAAATAATGAATAAAGATACTTTAGTTGTAGCTTATAAAAGTATGTTCAGTAGTCCTGCGTGGATAGACTTCATTGATAAGATGGGCTTGAGGGGCACAAAAGCGTCCGTCAATGTACTAAAAACAAGGGATTCATTGCCTAGAGATTTTCATTTCACAGCAGGGCAAGTAGATGTTTTATTAAATTTACAGGAATTAGCAGAACATGAATTAAGACAATTAACGGGTAGCTCTGATAAGGAGTCCGAATAAATTTATGGGAGTTTTAAATGACTGACAAGAAAGAGGGACAGCATCCAGAAAATCAGGATGTCCCTGGTGCAGAAGGAGGGGAAGAACGTTCGCCGAAAGAATTTGGCGACCAGTATGTTGATAAAGACCCCTATGAGCTTGCCAAGATGCACCACGAATTAGAATCCAAGCTCGGTGAATATTCCGAAAAGGTCAAGAAGTACGAGGTAGAGAATCAGGCTTATAAAAATTGGTATAATCAGCAAGTAAGCCAGCAGTATCAACAGCCACAACAGTCTAATCAGTTTTCGCAACAGCATGAACAGCCCTCGGGCGATGCTGGTGGCGAACCTGATTTCTGGAGTAATCCTTCAGAGGCGACGAAAAGAATGTTTCAGCAGAACTTATCGCAGTATGATAAGACACGCAGAACCAGCGACGCCATGAGGTATGCTCCAATGGCTGAACGCATGGCTGTATCGCAAGCACCAGAGGTTTTTGAGGACGTTGATATTAACATGGTTCGCCAGAATCTTATGGGTGGGCTTCAGGCTGGCATCATAGCCCCTGAATTAGTATCAAATCCAGAAACATGGGTGCGCACTGCATGGCTTTTAAAGGGCGACAAGGCGGGATATAAATTCCCGAAAACCCAAAAAGGTTCCTCGCCTGCTGATTTAGAAACACCGGACGCCACAAAAAAACAGGCGGCTGAACCTGATGGCTCTTTGCCTATGAACGAGACTATTCGGAGTTTAATGAAGGGTTTTGGTATGACAAAGAAAGAGGCAATAGAGACGATTCAAGGCGAGAAGAAAGATAGAGGTGAGATATGAGTTTAACGGGCAGAATTTCAAAAGACATAAGGTTTATTGACTTGCAAAGGTCTGTAATAGACAAAGAAAACTCTGATGAGAAGCGTGGTTTTTATCGGTTCAAGAGTAAGAAGTATTTTGACAAGCGTGGGACAGAAGGAAGGATGCCGGAGTTTGTGTTGAAATGGCAGGTTAACGAGCCGGAGGAGATTTCCAAATGGGAAGCTCAATTCGGTGCGGAGTGCGTGACCGCCGGAGACACAGTGTATCCTGAAACCTTGAGAACGAACGGCGAAGGGCATTACCAAGTCGGTGATGTTGTATTGATGAAGATACCGATTGACAACTGGTTGAATCATCAGGACAGAGCGCAGACACGTTCAAAGAGGGCTGTCAAGTCGGCTTTGAGAAAATTTAAAAAGCAGGCTAAAAGCGCCGACGGTGAAGATGCTTCGGTAGAAATCACAGGACATGTTGGAGGAAAGCCTATCTAATCTATTGCCGTAAAATAATGGAGAAATTTTATGGCACACTATAAAGGATTTGTGAAGAAATCGGGGCCAGATAATCTTACTGCTTTCCCCGAAGCTGACAGCGAAACCTTTTATGCTGGACAACCAGTTGGGTTGACTAGCGGACAGGTTGTAGCTTTAAGCGATGCGGCCGAAGCAGATATCCTTGGAATCTCAACACGTGATTCTAATAATGACACCAATAATTATGATTGTGATGTTTATGTAATCACCCCAGAGCAGAGATGGGAAGCTGAAATGAAGGCAGGGGCTACTGATGATACGCCTGCTGATATTGATATTGGTGCTGGTTATAAGTTGGATTTAACCTCTAGCCATTGGACTATTGACGGTGATACTGCTGCAACCGAGGGTTGTGGGTTTGTTATTGAAGGATATAACTCTGACCAGTCTGCTGTTGATGGTGGAAAAGTATTTGGCAGGTTTGGACGTTTAGCCTGTCTTGGCGTAGAGGGATAAGGAGGATATCATGGCTGTTACATTAAATTTTGACCCAACTGACAACAAGGATTTGTTACGTGGAGGTATTCGGAAAATCTTTAATTCTAAGCTCAGTAAAACTCTATATGAAGCACCCAATATGTTTAAGATGAATACTACCGATGAGTATATCACTCGTGATTTCAGGATGACAGGCTTGACTGGACATGATGAATTGACAGATGGTCAGGTTATTCCGACCCAAGAACCTTTAGCGGATGTAAAGTTGGACTACACCCAGAGCCGTTACGGAACTGGGTTTAAAATTACAAGTGGAATGAAGAAGTTCAATAAGATTGGTTTGGTGGTGAAACTCACAAAGAGTCTTGCCAGGGCGATGAAAGAGGCTAAAGACGTTGACCTTGCGGATATTTATAACTCTGCGACTGGAACGGATATTACCGGCTTTGACACGCTGGCTTTGGCAAGTGATTCTCACACAACCATTGAGGGTTCGGATACGATTAATAACTATGCTGATGTGGCATTGAGCTATACTGGGCTTCAGGATGCAACAATTTATTTTGATACGCTGGTTGATGATTCTGGAGATACTAGACCTTGGATTCCCGACACCATTGCTGTGAATCCGCAGTATAGGTTTAGACTTCGGAAGTATCTTGGTAGCGATGGCGAACCCGATACGGCTGACAGAAACACGAACGCACTGACCGATGAGTATAAGCTGAA